ACGTGCGCGCCAGCTCTTCGTTGCGATCGGCTTCGTCGTCAGCGGCCTTGATGGCGGTAGCCGACAGCTGCGCTTGCTGCTCGGCCTGCTGCAGGTAGAAGGCGCCTTCTTCGATGGCGCTTTCCTGTGCGGCCACCTTGGCAATGAGCGCGCGCGTTTCCGCCACGTGTGCCGGCGTGAGTTTGTTCTTTCCGGTTGCGATCGCCTCGTCCAGCTTGATCGTCATCTTCTGCGATTCGGACAGCTTGTCGTAGCCGCTAAGCTCGAGATCGTTCGCAGCAGCCTTTTCACGAATCGACGTGACCAGGTTCTGGTACGCGGTGGCTTCGGCCTTGATGCCTTGAGCAACGCCTTTGTCAGCATACTTCTCACGGATCCGGCGCTCCATCTCGCCGTATTCCGCAGTCTTGCCCTTGAGGTCTTCGATAGCCTTGAGTTCGGCCGCCATCTGCTCTTGCTTGGTCGCGTGCTCTTTTTTGAACGCTTTCACGCGTTCGTCCACCGACTGCGCAGCGACGGCCGCGCCGGTCGATTCGGCTTTCGCCATCTTCTCGGTCAGGTCGGTGATATCGCGCAGCACACCAATTCGTGCGAACTCGATATCGGTGTTGCTCTTGCCAGCAAATGCACCGGCGCGCATGTTGATTTGATTCAGGCGCTCCGATGCAGCGGCGAGCTGGTTCACGAACGGCAGCTGCTTCTCCGCGTCGCTCTTGGTCACGCCCAGATTCCGCAGTTTGAGCAGCTTTTCGTTCTTGTCGATTTGCTCATCCAGGCCCTTGATGATGCGCACTTGCGCTTCGTCGAATGATTCGGCGGCTTTCTCGGTCGCCTCTTTCGACTTGTTGCCCCACACCATCCAGGCGGTTGCGGCCAGTCCAAGCAGCGTGATGATGGTGCCGATCGGGCCGCCCATAAACATCATGGCGCCGCGCAGCACGCCCATCGAGCGCGCAGCGACGCCGGTCGCCGCCGCTTGCGCCGTCAGTGCTGCACTGGCGGCGCCGGCGGAAACGGTCGCACCATTGGCGGCGACAGCCTGGCCGGCCAGTGCAAGAGCATGGGCTTCGCTGAGAGCGATCGCGCGCCTCTGGGCCGGGATCAGCCCGTTGGTGGCGATGGCGAGCGCCACGGCGCCCTCGGCCGCCAGCACCGATGAACGCAGTTCGGCTACGCGCGCGGTCGCGAGATTCGCCGCAGTCGCAGCGGTGCGCACGTTGGCCTGAGCTTCCGCCAACTTCGCGGCCGCAATGACCGATGCTGCCTCGGTGGACGCAACTGCGCCAGCCAGCGTCGACGTGCGCAGCGCGTTGTTGTCGGCGATCTGCTTGAAGGTTGCCAGGCCCCAGCTCTGGAACATGGTCACCAGCTTGGATACGCCAAGGGTTGTGATCACTCCTGCGAGCAGCCCGAGGTTGCTCGACAGCAGGCTGATGACCGATACCAGACCCGACACAGCGCCGCTGGCGTTGGCCTGGATGCCCACGAACTCCATCACGTTATTGCGCAGCACCGTGAAGGCGCCCGAGATCGTCTGGATTTCTTTCGCCTCCACGCGCAGCTTCTCGAGCGCAGCTGGCAGCACGTCAGCCATGATTTTCGACGTGATCTTGCCTTCTTCGGCCATTTTTTTTAGGGCACCCACAGGCAAGCCCATGCCATCGGCCAGCGCTTTCATCAGGCGCGGCGCGGACTCGTTCACCGCATTGAATTCTTCCCCGCGAAGGGTTCCGGAAGCGAACGCCTGGGAAAGCTGCAGCTGGGCGGACGCCGATTCGGATGCGGCCGCGCCGGAAACCACCAGCGCAAGGTTCACCGTCTCGACGATTTGCGAAACCTTTTTCTGCTCGACGCCCAGCTCGCGCGTACCGTTAGCGATCCGCGCATACAGGATGCCGGTCTCCATCAGCCCTTGTGTTGATTGCGTGGCGATCCGCTTCACGTCGGCATAGGCCGCTGCGTATTCCCGCTGCGACGTGGTTGCCAGCTTAAGCTGCGAGGTGAACTTGGCATACTCGTCGACCATGCGGCCAAGTTGCTGCACGCCCAGCGCGCCGGCGATTGAGGCGATCGCGCCCTTCGCAGCATTGGCGGCCCGCTCCATACCGGCAGTGGCATTGCTAACCACCTGGCGTGCGGAGTCCATGTCGCGCTGCAGCCGTGCGATATCCGCGCGCAGGCGAATCTCCATGTCTCCGATGATCATTTACTGCTCCAAAATAGAAAAAGGGCCACCGCGGGGTGGCCCTTTATAAGGGTTACGAAATCGACTATGCGCTAATCGTTCGCCAGGAAAAAAGCTATCCCGATCAAAATCATGACGCTGATAGCAACAAAAAATACCTTGGCAGTACTCGATGGCTTTGGTTGATCAGGAAAATCGGCGTAACGCTGTTCAGCTGCTGCAACTTTTGCTTTTGCCTCGTCGAACTCGTCGTAGTTCAAGGTTTCTTGGATTATAAGTTCTTCAAACTTAGCCTTGTCCTTATGGCTAAGTTGTTCCGAGATTTTTGCAATATATGGCGCATATCCCAAGTGAACCTCATGAACGTCCATTCCCATCCGCGCAGCTTGAACTACCAATTCACGTTCAGCACGGACAATTGCACGGACAGTTTCACGATCTACTGTTTTTACCACTATATTCGCGCGCGGAAGGAGACCTAGTTTTTCCAGTGAACCATTCATTTCCAGCTCCAGTTCTTGATGTCATGGCGCAATACTACAACAGGTCTTCTATGAATCAAGACTGAGATTTACTGCCATGCGCTTCTATTGCGATGCTGTCGAACATGTGGATAATCTCCAGCTCCCAGCGGTTGAACTGGACTCCCCACAGCTGCTGGTAAGCCAGGATCTCTTGCGAGGTTAGTTCCCCCGGACCCGACACGCCGACCGGGCGTCCCATCTTGCAGAAAGCATCCCAGAGCGGTCGGCCCGCCTTGGGCCATTCCATCGTCAGCAGCGGGTCGACCTCTTTCGTGTTCTTGGCGACGCGCTGCAGGTGCGTGCGCAGCGTGGCGCCATCACCCTGCCGGGCCGAGAGTTCGAACTCGGCCCGGGCGCAGTCCGCTAGGCTTTCGCGGAGTCGACGATAAAAAGCTCGGTCTTGTGGATTCCGGCGCGGACCTGGGCACGCAGCCATTGCTTCTTCGGATCGGTCAGCACCGAGCGGACGTTTGCCGGCGTGCATTCGATCAGCTGGCCGCCGAGCGAGACGTTCCAGTTCAGGCACGAGGCAACCAGGTAGTCGGTTTCGTCTTCGATGTCATCCAGTGGATCGGTCGACTCGAGCTTGCCGTTGGCGGCGAACTCGGCACGCAGGCGGCGCGTGCGCGCCAGGTCGATGCGCTTGCGCGACTCGTGTTCCGGGCTGGCCAGCTCGATGTAGGTGCTGGTCGGCTCCTTGGTGCGCGGATTGACCAGGACCAGGCGGCCGGTAGTGACGTCGTCGTAAGCGTCGATGTCCAGCTGGGCAACGAGTTTGGTGAGCAGGTTCGAAGGCTGGGCGTGGGTAATTGCGTTCATGGTTTTCTCTTTCGCGGAGGTGATATATGCCCGTGCCTGCTGCCGCGCCCGCGAAAGGCGACGGCAGCCGGTCGGTGCCTGGATTGCCGCACGTGGCGGCGAAAGGGTTTAAGCGGCGCTGTCTTGGATCGACAGCGTGGTCATTTCGGTGGCCTTACCGGCGCCGCCGTTGATGTCGAGCAGCGCCTGGAACGGCATGGTCTGGATCAGGATCTTCTCGCCGTCGTCTTTCGACGCGCCGTTCAGTTTCAGGCGGCTCAGGCTGAATGCCATGAAGTCCGACGCGGCCGAGTTGTCCGAGGTGAACGCCAGGTAGGCGCTGGTTTCGGTCTCGTTGTAGAACGCGTCGCGCAGGCTGGTCGAATCGAACTTCGCCGTGACCTGGCCGGTGACGATCACGCGGCCAGTGGAGGCCTGATCGGCGGTGTTCGAACCGATACCTGGCTCGCTCGACTGCGCGGCAGTGATTTCGATCGTTGCACTGGTGATCGTGCCGCCGGCGGCATTGCCGACCTTCACCACGCCGTTGACAGCAGCCATGGTGCCGGTGACGGTCACTGGCGTCGGGTTCACGAAGTACTGCGCCACGCCGGACACCACGTCCTTACCGACGAACTCGACAGCCACGGTGGCCATGCCGGTGGCTGGCAGGGTGAATGTCATCTTCGCGACCTTCAGGCCGGTGAAGACTTCGCTCGACGGCACGTCCGGATGCCAGTGCTCGACCGAGAACGACTTGTCGGTGTGGCCGCTCTGCGGCGTGAATGCTTTCTTTCCGATGACAGTCAGGGTCGAGCTGGCAATTGGGCCTTCGGGCACGAGGGCCGACGCGTTCAGGACGATACCGGTGAGGACCAGCGGCGTCACGCCAGTAACCTGGACGTTCTTGTCGCGATTGGCCGCATTGAAGGTGCCGGCCGTCAAACGGATCACGTCGCCGATCTTGACGCCATCGGTCAGCCAGGAGCCCGCCGCGCGCGCGATCGTCCAGGCGCCGGCCGTGCCAGCGATCGTGATCGATGCACCGGTCACGCCCACACCGGCAGCGAAGTCCTTTTTCAGCACAGCGGCGAGAAAGTCGACGTACGTCTTCGCCGACAGCTCGCCATTGATGGTGCCGGCGACCTTGCGCAGGCCGTGCCGGAAGTCGGCCATCTGGAAGTCAGGGCGCATTTCCGCCGACTGGTAGGTGTCCTTCGTCATGTCCAGCGACGAGGTGACGCGGCGCATAGCCTGCGCCGCGCCGGCGGCAGGCATGACGCCGTAGGTGGTCTCCACTTTGTAGGTGACCTGCTTGAATACGCCGGAGGCTTGGCCCATTTCGATTCCTTTGAAATAAAAAA